CTGTTGCTGTGGCATAGTTGCCTGTGCTGTTTGTGCTACAGCAGGATTAATAGCAACAGTACCAGTTACCTGCCCTGTACCTGCAGTCACATCTTGTACAGCAGAAATAGGAGTAGCAGCAGCTTGTACTACACCGCCAACAGGCAGTGCAGGTTGAAACATGCGCTGTGTAGTCTCTTGACCAATATCAAGTGGCGCACCTTGTACGGGTGCAGATCCAGTTGTTGGCGGATTAGGAACAGGCATTGTTGAAGCAGGAGAAAGTGCTAATGGATTAGCTGTTGATGAAGAAGGACCACCGGGCAATCCAGCCTGAATGCCACCACTACCACCACCGGGGCTAATTGTACCAGTTCCAAGAGGTTGTCCACCCGCAAGAACAGTTCCTTGTGTTGGGTTAGATGAAAGTGGTTGTATATTAGGTTGTTGAGAAGCAAGACTTCCTAAAGAACCACCTGTCTGCATCTTAACCACACCGCCTTTAGCCATCATACGTGCAGCATTGGTATATCTATCCATCTGCGCTTTACGCTGTGGGTCTTCTTCAATAAACTGCTGGAACTGTGACATATCACCCTGATATCCCATAGCCCCTGCAATTTTATTAAGTGCCTGTGGCTTAAATGCCTTGAACTGCATCATTTAATCTGCATCCTGTATTGTGTTACCTTCAGCTACCCACTTAAGGATAGCAGCGTAATCTGTATTAGCTGTATCCATAGGAACGGTACAATTTTTGCCATTTATAGTACAAGCAACAGTAACATTGTTACCTTCTTTATCCGTATTATATTGTGCGCTTGTTATATTCATCTACAACTCCGAAATAATTTCAAGGTAACCGTTACTATTCACACTAATTGAAATTCCTTCGTCTGTGCTAAAGGGGCTATTTGTAGTATCAAGATTTAAACCCAACATACTTTGATTAAGATATATATTATTACAGCTAAAATTGCCCTCTTCAGCCCCATTATTATGATGTATTCTTAATTTATCAAAAGAAATTGTTGGGGTTGCCCTAAGAGGTTGTGGTAAATGAAATATTGCTATTGTATCATCTGAATCTTGTTGAATACCAAGTGCAATCTGACCTGTGGTGTTTCCTTCGTCAACTCTATAGTAATACCTCATACACCTAGCCAACTCATCTCCAATAGACCGATGCTCAAATGGTGTGGCTACATCTCCTACTTCAAACTGCACACCTGTAATTTGCCACGTTGCTCCTGCTGTTGTCACTACAGAGTCTGTACTACTGCTGTCAAAGAAGTTTGTAGTTGTGTAACCTGTCCAATCAGTAGCTGTAGTTCCCCCATCAAAATCAGACCCCTGTCCAAAACTCCAATAAATCCATAAACCTCCTGTGTTGTCGTTATCAATAACACCAGTTGGGTCGGCAGCAATACTGATGGTTTTTCTTTCCCATGTGTTTGCGGAGTTTATAGTGTATGTTCTGTTTATTATTCTGTTGTCATCTCCCTGATATAGTGAACATCCAAATGTTCCAGTAATAGATGACTTTACATAAAAAGATAATGTTGTGGTTTTTGCTGAAGATGTACCATAGTTTAAAAGTTGTAGATTTTGTGCTTCAACAGCTTGATATAGGTTATAATACTCATCTGCACCTACAGCACTCTCAGCAGTGCCTGTTGTTAGCTTTAAAGAATTTGAAAAACCAGCAGGTGCGTCACTAACCTGAGTAATCGTGCAATCAAACTCATCAGAATAACCACTGCCCCTTATAGCAAGACTAAATCTATCTAAATTGTACGCAGCAGTCGTTCCATCATGTGCATAGCTAAAGCTAGTACCCCTCTGGGCAACCTGCATCGCACCATTGATAATTAGATTCCTGTTTGACAGGGCTGTTTGCGAACCTATCAGTGCGGCTAGTTCTGCTGCTTTACTCATGCTAGGTCTCCCATTATTTGTGGGCAAGTATGGTCAAAGTCATTTGAAGACCCGCCAGCCCCTACTTGACATACAAAACGAATTGAACCTGCTGCTGGTGTTTTAACCTCAAGACCTCTTACAGAATAAGCAGCATCAGCACCACTGTCTAAACGTATGCCAACACTAAAAGAGTAATCATCATTATTCATAGCGTTTGTAAAAGTTGTAGTATAATCACCTGCTCCGTTGTCTGTCGCAGAAGCACAATTAAAACTGTCTCTGAATGTTGTTCCAGAGCCTGAATAGTTAGCCCATGCTTTTCCACTTCCCTCTGCAACATAACTCATGCCAACAGAGTTGTTACCGCTGGCATCCTTCAGGGTGTTTACTCTCAGTTCACTTGCCATTATGCGAGGTCTCCGTGTGCATCAAAAAATATAGTTGAGCCGTCTTCATTATCGTTGCGCCTGTTAAGTAACTCAACATTACCAGTTGCCAAGCTGGAATTGCGTCCAAGATAAGTACCAGCAGTAGAAAAACCCAATATTGAATAATTTGTATTTGACATAGATGACGAATAATTTATTTGATATTGACCTGTATTGTTGTCAGTTAAACTGCTTAAATTTAGACTGTCACGCTCTGCAATAGTTCCAGTGCCATCAAAGTTTACCCAAACCTTAGCCAACCCCTGCTGTAGCGATTGCGTTGCCGCACCGCCCTCACTGGTAATCGTAATGTTGCCAGCCGCTGTGTTACCTCTTAGGTCATCTACTTTAAGTATGCTAGCCATTATGCGAGGTCTCCAAAGGTACTTAAATTATAATCATTGTTAGGGTCTGTTCTAGCACCACTTGCGTTTGTTCCACGATACTCAATAGCTGATGCGCTATTTAAACTATTAACAGCACCAATTCCACCTAATGAAGAACCTAAGTCGCAATGTGCGCTGGCTATTGCAGAATAATTTGCACTTGAAAAAGCATTAGTTAAATTTTGTATGCCATCTCCTGTGCCTTCATCAGTCCAACTAGAAGTATTCAGACTTGTTAAAACTGCACTTCCGTCAGCCTCTACTTGTGCAAACGCTTTTGCCGCACTCTGCTTAGTCAGCGTAGCCGCAGACGTGCCATCCTTTGCCGCAATAGTATCTACATTTAGTACACTGGTCATACGATGCTCCAATACCCGTTAACAGTAACGGTAGCAGACTGTGTGATTGGCCCTGCACTCACGCCATTCTCATCAGAGTCAATCGTAATGTCTGCAGATATAGTCTGACCGTTTAGACGGATGATGCTGTTGTTACCTTTGAATGGGTAGCGTGTATCCGATTCAGTCTTGGTGTACGAGTTCGCAATGCTAAACGCATCATAGACCACCATCTCAACTACGTCATTCAGGGATGCCCCTGTGACCAGTACAACGCTAGTGCCTGTTGTAGCAGCATAGTCAGTACCCGGCTTGAGTAGCACACCATTTTGATACACGTCTAGGTACAGGCTATCTGCGTAGGTTAGTGTCTTACTGTCTGCGTCACTACCACTGAATGTAGTCTGACCAGCAGTAGCTTGGTAGACAAAGCGGTTGCGAACACCGAACTCTGGGGATTTACCTATGTAGGGCATTGGTCTTCCTTATGGTTTAGTAGGCCACGTTACGTCATCAAGTGATGTGGCATTGTCTGTAATGTCACGTAGGGCTTGGCGATAAGTTGTCATGTCAGAAGACATAGTTTGGTCAGATAATCCATAATGGTCAGTCTCAACTAATCGTTTATTACGCTCAATACGTAGTTCCTTTAAGTTATCTGCTGTTTGTATTTCTTTTTCTTTTTTAGATACAGCGGATAAATCCCAAGATACTACATTGCCATCTGCATCGTGGGCAATGCAAGTATCACCCTCTCCATGAATCCTTATAACAGACGGATTTAATTCAAATATTGCTCTACATCTTATATCCATTTTTAAGTATCCGCTATCTTTTCAAAAGCAAAGTAAGTTCTAAGACTGTCACTACTCCCACTTACAGTAACACTCGTTGCAAATTGATACTGAAACCTTACTCTAAATGTGGAAGCATTAGTTACATCAAGAAAACCTGTGGCACTAACTCCAAAGTACGCATTACTAGCTGGTGAAGATTGATACTGCTGATTGCGGACATTAAAATTAGACCCACTGTCTGTGCTTACTTCAAAGAAAAGTCCATTATAATTACTTGCGCTTGAGGCATACCCAGTCAAGTTTCCAAGAATACGCCATTTACCTGTGCTTGGAAAAGTAAACACACCAGAACTTTCAGTCATTCCAGTACCAATTTTTTCCCACTCAGTAGCCCATCTTGACCAACCAGATGACAAAACATTAGTTCCAGTAGAAATTGATTCATTTGCAGTTTTATACCAAATGTCTAACTCACCAGCGGTAAACTCATCAAACATACCGTTTTCAAGAACTTTAGTTAACGCCATCTACCTACTCCAAATAGGGTAAGCCCCACGCATTATGCGTAAGGGCTATCACCAA